TGGTTGTAAATGGTAAAATTAACAAGGTCGTAATTGAACATAAGGATAGACTTACAAGGTTTCAATATAATCTGATTGAGTTTTTCTTCAACAGTTATGGCGTTGAGATAGAATTACTTGATAAGAAGGAATATACTGAGCAAGAGGAACTTGTCAATGATATGATGATGTTGATTGCAAGTTTTAGTGGTAAGGTATACTCATTGAGAGCACAAGAAAATAGAAAGAAAAGAAAGGGGAATAAAAATGAACAATGATTTACTTAAATTGCTACAAGACACGAAAGACTCTATGATTAACGGATTTTCAAAAATTAGTGATAATCCAACATATGAATATGTGTTATGTGGTGTCGAAATATCTTTTGATAAGATTCTAAAGATTGTTAGATTTTACGATGATGTAATAAACAGCAAGTGGATTAAGTTTTCTGATGCTTGCCCAGAAGATTTTAATTTGGATTGGGTTCTTGTTCAATTTGTTGAAAAATCAGGGTTTGTTGGCTTACCATACATTGCTGAATTTGATAAAAGCAAAAACATTTGGAGATTGCAAGGTCAAGAAAATGATAATACCACTGAAACCTATTACATTAACAATGATTGCATTCCATCATCGTGGAAAATAATAGAAAATAGTCCAGAGTGGGAAAAAAACAATAAGTAGGTTATGATTATACAGAGTAAGTACACAAAGATATTCCATTCAAATGGGTTGACTCGTCAAAAATTTGATGAGTTATACAACTTTGCTGTGTTTATTCAAAACCATAAAAACACTGTATCACAACACGTCAATAGCCACCTATTGCATTACCTTGATTATAATAAGTTCCAATTCATAAAAGTGATGAGAGAACGTTTCAAGGATGTAATACCAAGTTCATTTGACGCACAACTGTATACACAAGTATTTACTTGTTATCGGAACAAATTTGATGCTATACAGCGTAAACTTGTCTTTGAGGTTGTTACATTCAAAGGATTTGAGTTCTATAAACGTGATACCAAGAAACATAAGAAAGGTGGCTTAAAGAAAGTAATTCTTGATAAAAGACAAACACCGTTGTCTAACTGTCTTACATATCTTGCAAGATACGGTAATGAAAGTATTATAGACTATATCAATAACAATATAAGTAGTTGTGATGAAAATAAACGTGAGTTCTATAACAATATACTAAGGTGCTGTGAGAAATACGGATTTGAACGTTTATTTAAGCTTGCTTTGTTAAAAAGAAAACGTATTGTTAAACGCTATTCAGAATACCCTATTGAATTCAAGTCATTAACATTCAGTGGTAGATGTAGGAAAACAAGAATAATTGATTATAACAGCAAGTTTGGCTCAAAGATTAATTCATTTGTCAGCCTCAGTGGTATCAGCAGAAGTAAAGGTAGAAAATCATTTGATATACCAGTCACCTTTAATAAAGGTTGGCACGGAAATATGAAGGATTATAGAAAGAATAATCCTGATTACGAATACACAATTACATTCAATGAGAAAGAACATCAAGTAAGTATTCACTTATGCAAGGATGGAGAAAGATATATTCCTCAAGTCAATGGTAATACGGTAGGTATTGATGTCAATTGTAAACACAATTTGTTCAGCTTGTCAGATGAAACCACTTACGATTATGACAGGAAACTCGTTAATGATTTCTGTAAACTATCTCTTGAAATAGATAAACTAAAGGAACAAGATAAAGAATATAAGGTTGGCAAACGTAAACAACATAAATTAGATACACTTAAATCCAAGATGGTTAAGTCTGAGCAGCAACTTATTGCCAATATGTGCAAGGCACTAAAAGAACAAGGTATTGGACATATTGTGATGGAAGACCTTGACAATGGATTTGGTAAATGCTACGTTAAGGATAAAGATAATGAGGATATAAACTACAATAGAAAGGTTAAATTCCTTGGTTTGAGTAGTCTTAAACAAGAGGTTGAACATATAGCAAGGAAATATGACATTGCAGTGTCAACTGTTCAAGCAAGTTATACCTCGAAGATGTGTCCTATATGTGGCTGTATTGAGGATGAGAATAGGCAAAATCAAGAGACATTTGAATGTATTGAATGTGGATATAAGGATAATGCAGATTTTAATGCTGCAAAGAATATAAGGAACAGAGTGCTTGTAACCGTGTTACGAGAATCGCTCTTAAAACAATTGGATAATGGCGCTTTTGAACCTAAGAAGTTTAAACGTGAGAAGGTAAAAGAAGTATTGTTATCGTTTCGAAGGAACTTGCAAGAAACTGCAAGGAGTGAATGTATAAAAGGTAGTGTGACTACTTTTGACTATATTTAATTCTTCGGATTGCGGACTGTATAAATATACATGGAAGCCTTAATATACTACTAAATCTTTGGATATTATATATTTACTAATATATTTTAGAAAAATGATAATATGCCAAATAGATTAACTACCACGTTTCAGGACCTGTCAAGAGTATTCTCAGGTAATTGGCAATCGCCAAGTGATATCATGAGCACACCTGCCACACCTGCGCCTGATGATGTGGTATATACAGCCAAGAATCCCGAAGATTTTGCCCAGAAAAAACTTGAACTTCAACAGAACAAGTATCTCCAAAACAGATGGACGAGGGTAAACCAGAACCTCACCATGTCTGCTTTTGCTGGTTTGAGTAACCTCAAACTTATGTATAGGGATTGTGACCTTATGGATAGCTATCCTGAAATTGGTGCTGCTTTGGATATTTTGTCAGAAGAATCAACATTGCCTAACCCTACTGATGGTATGATTGTTAATGTATCATCATCTTCCGACCGTATCAAGTCTGTACTTGAAGACCTGTTTGTTAATAGACTTAACATGCAGATTACAGGTCAGATGGTAATGAGAGGTATGGTGAAATATGGTAATGAATTCATGCTTCTTGATATTGACCGCAAGCTTGGTGTTAAAGGTTGGAGAAGGCTGCCCGTTGCGGAGGTTGAGAGACATGAGAACGGAATTGTTAATCCTTACGGTAGTCCTGCTACTGCTGCCGACACACAGAATACGGATAATTCTACCAAATTTTTCTGGACAAATGAGTTGACCCAAGGTAGTACGATACCATTTAAGAATTGGCAAATAGCTCATTTCAGGCTACTCCATAATTCAATGTTCCTACCATATGGTGTAAGTGCACTTATGGCTGCACGTAGACATTTCCGTATGTTGGCACTTATGGAGGATATGATGCTCATATATAGGCTTGAAAGGTCTATGGAGAGAAGGGTGTATAAAATCAATGTAGGTGCCATTGACGATGAGGATATTCCTGCATTCGTTGAAAAGGTTTCAAATGAATTAAAGAGAACACCAATTGTCGACCCTCTGACTGGCCAACTTGACCTACGTAAGAATATTCTACCTGTGTGGAAGAAAACACCAATACCTCTTACTGATGGTAGGGTCATTACAATCGAAGAGCTTGCCAAAGAATACGAAGAGGGCAAAAAGAATAAGGTTTACTCTGTACAAAAAAGTACTAATAATGTTGTAGAAGGTAACGTTGTATGGTGTGGAAAGACTGGTCATCCAGACAAATTATATAAGGTAGAATTCTATAATGGTACTTACATGGTACTCGCTGGTGAGCATGAAGTTATGCTTATCACGGGTAAGATGAAAAGAGCAGACCAATTGAAGCCAGGTGAGGATGTAATGCCATTCTCTTTGAAGAGAAAATCTAATACACATAATTTCCTTACAAGAGAAGACTACTATGTAATCAAGAAGGTCGAGACTATTGACGGTGATGACGTATACTGTATGACCGTTGAAGGTGATGATAGAAAGACCAAGGATGACAGGCATAATTTCGCTCTCCTTACATTTGATAGAAATGATGAGGCGAATGAGAATGGCGGTGTCTTCGTTAGTAACTGCGCAAGTGACGATATTTTCATCCCTGTGCGTGACCCTAATACACCAACACCTATAGAAACACTTGCTGGTGCAAAGAACCTTGATGCTATTGATGATATCAAGTATATTCAGAAGAAGGTATGTGCTGCCCTTAGAATCCCACAGTCATTCCTCAACTTCGAGGAACAGAAGGGTGAAGGTCACAACCTTGCTCTTATGGATGTCAGATTCGCAAGAAGTATCTGTAAGTACCAACAGGCATTCTTGATGGAGTTGACCAAGATAGCCACCATTCACCTTTATTTGTTGGGCTTTAGGGATGACCTTACTAACTTTACCCTGACAATGAATAACCCTTCAACTCAGGCAGAACAGCTTGAACTTGAAAACAACCAAAAGAAAATCAGTGCGGTTAGGGATGCAGTTTCAGACCCAGGTGGTGGTATTCCTGTTATGTCAATGACAAGGGCATTAAAGACAATCCTGAAATGGTCAGATAAGGATATCAAGGAGAACTTTGAGGAAATCAGGCTTGAAAAGGCACTTGCTGCCGAATACGAGAAGACAGCACAAATCATCAAGAGGACAGGTATCTTTGATACGGTTGACAGAATCTATGGTGAGCCAGGTGCCCAATACCAAGAAGAACAACCTGGTCAAGACCAAGGCGGTATGGGTGGAGGTCCTGCTGGTGGAGGCGGTGGAGGCTTCGGTAGTGGCATAGATGACTTGGGTGCCCCAGGTTCCGAAGATACTGACGTAATGGGTCAGGAAGGTGTTGAGCCAACAGCCGACATGGGTGGCGGTGCACCCGAAGGTGGTGCTGGACAACCACCAACACAGCCAATGGAATCAAGGATTTCAAGAAAGCCGATTCTAAATGAAACCCTGCAAAGGCAAGCCACACAGCAAGTCCTTAATAAACTCATGGAAGCAATAACCGAAAAGACCAAGCCTCAACAGAAAAGAGTTGATGTCTATGACAAGGCATTAATGATTAACGAGGAGTTTAATACGGTTATGGGCGAACTTGGAACATTCGTGAAAAACGACGAAGAAAAGACGGAAATCCTTTAGGGATAAAAGAAAAACAGCAAGGAATTAACCTTGCTGTTTTTTGTATTCTGTTACATGTTCTTTGATATATTCATTATATCTCATCAACTTGTCATAAGGCAGAGAACCCTTCCAATCTCTTATGTCGGCATATTCTGCTGCCTTTCTGAATAATTCATCCATTATTTTAGGAGTTCTTTTATCTTATCACACTTTTCGTTGATTGAATCCTTTTCTTTCTTGGTCTCGTCTGATTCAACATATTGCTGTAAATCCTCCTTGTTGCCAATGTAGCTTCCTGGTGTTGACGGAGTGGCAACAACATCCCAGCATATAATCTCAAAGTCATCCTGTACGATTACCTTGCCAAATTGCTGTTTAACACTACCAACACCCCTTGAGGATACACCAATCTTATAGCCGTTCATAATAAGGTTTACACAAGTGTCACCAAGTGAGCTACAAATACCATGTCTCCTGAAACCTTCAGTAAGATTAAACTCTATCTTACCCATGAGAGTCTTTCCCTCCCAATGCATCTCAACTATATTGTGGGAGATTCTACCAAGGTCAATCGTTGAAGTCTCAGGATGATTGCATTCACCTAATGCCATTCTTTCATCAACCATCCTCTGGTATTTGTCCACTTCCCTTTTTAATATGTCTTCTGGATATATCCTACCGTTAGCGTTGACTGTGGAATGTTTTTGAAGAACAACATCAAGCACGAATGGATTTGGTATATTCCATTCGCCACTTTCCTTGAATTCGAGAGCTTCTTTGATTATAGCCTTATTCTTTTCGGAAACATCCTTAGATACGTAACCGTCATTTTCAATCAAAAGTCCCGTACCTGTCTGACCTTTCTTAATTTCTTTTAAATCCATTACTACTATTAATTTTAATAATAAATATATTCCATAATCACTTGAATACCTTAAAATTATATACAAAATAAATAAATTTTCAATGAATTTTCATATTTATTAATAAAATAGAGTTGTAGATTAACGTATTAAACAGTTTTTTTATTTCCAGTGAATATTTATTTATAAATTCATCTAAAATGAAAAAAGAGAATAACAAAGAAATAAACACAGAAATGTTGAGGGAGTCCTTGATAGAGTACAACAACCTCGCAAAGATTCTGAGCGAGTCAAAGAAGGAAGCGTATGCTACCATTCTCGCTGAATCAGAAGAGGACGAAAACGAGGACAATTCCAATGATTTCAGTGTGGAACAGGTAGAAGATACCACTTCCAACGAAGATTTCACTGAAAAAGGTTCTGATGAGAACGGTGAAGCAGCCGAAGGTAATGCAGAGGGTGCCGAAGCTAACTCAGAAGATAACGGCATGGAGTCTGTAGAAGATGAGGCAAATGGAAGCGAGAACGCCGAAGGTGGTAACGCAGAAGGCGAGAACGCAGAAGATGATGCATTGGCAAGTGATTTTGGTGAATTCCAAGTAGGTGAAGGTGAGTATGACCTGAGAGGAGCAAAAGACGATGACATCGTAAAAGTTTTCAAACGTCTGAAAGATACTGACGGTATTACTGTTGTTCAGAACGACAATCAAGTTGAACTTAATGACGGCGATAACGAATATATCATTCAGTTGGATGGTAATGGTGATTCTGAGTCTGCTAATCAGGATGGAGCCGAAGTTGCTATTAATTTACAGGATAATACAGATATGAATGAATCAACAGAAAAGGTGTTTGAGGTACTGATAGAGAGTGAGTTGGGTTATACCGACAACTATCAGAGCAAGGACGTTATGACAACCGACGGTGTGAAGGAACCAGGTGACGGTAGAGATATTGATAAAGGTGTACCTCATACTGACAGTAAGCCATGGGCTAACCCTGACAAAAAGGCAAAGCCATTTGATAAGGGTGTCAAGGCTGAATGTGGTGAAAGTGCCGAAGCACCACTTGAGGAGCAATCTATAGCAAGGAGTGGTAAGAGAAGGATGAAGGGTGTTAAGTCACCTGTTCCAGACACAAGCGGTCAGGACCATCCATACAACCCAGCTAACAAGACTGTCGCAGGTGAGTACAAGGGTACCAAGAATAGCGTTGACGAGTCAAAGATGGCCGAAGCTTATAAGAAGGTAATTGAAGAGTGCAAACAGGAAATTGCCAAATGTAAGCAGGAGTATCAGAACATGGTTGTTGAGAACAACCAGATTAAGGCAAGGCTTGTTGAGTTCACCGATAAGCTCAAGGATGCTGCTGTTACCAGCATGAACCTTGGTGGTATTGTAAAGCTCATAACAGAGAATTCAACTACCATGGAGGAGAAAAAGCAGATTGTTAACAGATTTATTAACGAGGCTAAGACCGTAACAGAGTCTCAGAACCTCTATAATCAAATCCGTAACGAACTGAAATCAAAGCCTCAGAATGCAGTAAACATTAACGAAGAAAAGCAATTTGCTGCTAAAGAGAACGAGGCAATCAATGAAAGCAAACTATATGCAGACGAAAGTCTGATGGGCGCACTCGGCCTTATGTCGAGAATTTGTCCAAAATAATTAGTTTTTGCGAGTAATTAGATATTTATATTTAAAAGATTTAATAAGATTAATTATTTCATAAAATGAGAGATTTTCTAACAAGCGGTGTTGTTGGCAATATTGATTTGCAAGAACAACAGAGAGTACGTAAGCTCGTTCAGGAGCGTTGGGACAGCCTCGGCTTTACTGCTGGTCTTCCTGACGGAGTAATCAAGGAGAATATCGCTGCCCTCTATGAAAACGAGGCAAAGCATCTCCTCAAGGAGGCTACAGATTCAAGTAACTCAGGTTCTTTCGAGACTGTAGTATTCCCAATCATCCGTAGGGTATTCAGCAAGCTTTTGGCTAACGATATCGTTTCAGTTCAGGCAATGAACCTTCCTGTAGGTAAGCTGTTCTTTATCCTTCCTGTTACATCTGAGAGGGAGTGGTCTTATCCAGAAGGTACAACTGATGAGCAGATTAATTCAGGTGCTCCAATCGACGGCACTGAGGGTAGGCACAGAGGTCTTATGGGTTATGACCGCACCAACAAGAACAAGAAGGGTGCTGTTGACCCAAGGTACTACCTCCCAGACGAGGTAATCAATAGCCTTCAGGATAGGTACTATGATGTAACTGTTGGTACATCTGTTACTTATTCTTCTGTAACAGAAGCAGTTGAGGCATCTGGTAGGACAGCAACTAACCTTCGTAAGTTAGGTCCAGAGGTAACTCAGTACTTCCAGAAGAGCCTTTATGACCTCTTCTACAATGACTTCCTCTTCGACAACTCAAAGGGTAAGGTTACTATTAGGGTTTCTGACCCACTCACAGGTCCTTATGCA